TAAGGGAGATTAAAACTTGGTTCATCACATGAAGATTTACAAGTTGATCAATTAATAGCAGCATCTCTTGATATATCTGGTAACGTTGATGTTGATGGCACATTAGAAACAGATGCATTATCAATTAATAGTACAACAGTAACATCTACAGCAGCTGAGTTAAACATATTAGATGGTGTAACAGCGACTGCTACAGAAATTAATTTAATAGATGGTGGCAGTTCTGCGGGAACAACTGCAGTTGCAGATGCTGATGGAATTATAACTAATGATGGCGGCACGATGAGATTAACAACTGCTGCTACATTTAAAACTTATTTTCAAGAAGGTATATCTTCAGCAGCAGATGATATATCAGCTGGAGATGCAGCAGTTAATTTAACAACTACATCAGGTAACATTACAATCGATGCAGCAGCAAATGATACTGACATTATATTTAAAGGAACTGACAACAGTTCTGATATTACCATGCTTACTCTTGACGGTAGTGATGCAGGTACAGCTATATTTAATCATGATATTAAAATTGCAGACGACGGACAGATAGGTTCTGCTTCAGCTGCAGACGCTATGATAATTTCATCTGGTGGTATTGTAACATTTAAAGATGATATTTTAATTAAAGATGGTGGAACAATAGGCGCTGCTTCAGATGCAGATTCTATAACTATCGCAGCAAATGGTGTTGTTACATTTTCACAAGCACCAGTATTTCCAGATGGAAGTATTGCAGTTGCAGATTTAGATATAGATGGCGCAACAGATATTGGTGCTGATATTGTAGATGCAGATTTATTTATAGTTGATGATGGTGCAGGTGGAACTAACAGAAAAGTTGCAGCATCTAGAATTAAAACTTATATTGGTGGCGGCACTTCTTGGCAAGCAGTTAAAACTTCAAACTTTACAGCTTCAGCTGGTCAAGGTGTATTTTGTAATACATCAGGTGGAGCATTTACTTTAACTTTACCTGCCTCACCTTCTATTGGTGATGAGGTTTCATTTATAGATTATGCAGGAACCTTTGACACTAATAATTTAACTATTGGTAGAAACTCAAGTAAGATTCTTGGTGCTGAAGCAGATTTAACAGTTGCAGTAGAAAGGGCAGCCAATACACTAGTGTTCACAGACTCTACACAAGGTTGGTTGTTTAAGTCTAAATAATCATGGCTGAATATAAGGAAATTATTGGAACGGCAGTTCAAACCGTTGATGGAGATCCAGATAATGCTGTTAAAGGACAGCTTTGGTATAACAGCCAAACTGCAGAGTTTAATTATCAAAAACAAAATTATGGCAATGCTTGGTCTAGTGGTGGTGCTATGAACGTTGGAAGATTTAGAGGAGGTGGAGCAGGTACACAAACTGCGACATTAGCTTTTGCTGGATATAATCCACCTTCATCTGATGTTGTAGCTAATGCAGAACAATATAATGGATCTAGTTGGACAGAGGTAGCAGATTTAAATACTGCAAGAACTACTCTTGGCTCAAATGGAACTCAAACATCTGCTTTAGGTTTTGGAGGTAATCCACCTATTACAGGTGCAGCTGAATCGTGGGATGGATCTTCGTGGACTGAAGTTGGAGATTTAAATACAGCAAGAAGACAATTAGAAGGAGCTGGTGCTGATAATACATCCTCTATAGCTTTTGGTGGAGAAACTCCAGGTTCAGCACAAGTAGCAATTGCAGAGTCTTGGAACGGAACGAGTTGGACAGAGGTAGCAGATTTAAATACAGCGAGAAATAATTTAACTGGACTTGGAATTAGTACATCAGCTTTAGGTGTTGGCGGTGATACTCCTCCAGGACATATAGCAAACACAGAAATTTGGAATGGTTCTAGTTGGACTGAAATCGCTGATTTAACTACTTCTAGAAGCACTCTTGCAGCATCAGGAACTACCTCAGCAGGTTTAGCTTTTAGTGGTTATGTTGCACCAAGTAATACAGGAAAAACAGAATTATGGAATGGCACAAGTTGGTCAGAGACTACAGACATGAGTGTTGGAAGAAGTCAAGCGTCTGGAACTGGAACACAAGCTGCTTCTATAGCTTTTGGAGGTGAACCACCACCAACAGGAACGTTAACAGAAGAATGGAACGCAGGTGTAGCCATTGGAGCATGGGTCACAAGTGGTAGTATGAATACGGCTAAAAAACTTTTAGGTGGTTTTGGCACTCCAACTTCAGCATTAGCATTTGGTGGAGAGACTCCAGACGAATCAAGAACAGCTAAAACAGAAGAATACAATGGAACTTCTTGGAGTGAAGTAAATGATCTTAGTAGTGGTAAAGAGCAAATAACAGGAGTAGGAATTACTACTGCAGGTTTAGCTTTTGGTGGAGAAAAACCACCAGGTGCTGTAACTAACGAAACAGAATCATGGAACGGAAGTGTTTGGACTGAAGTAGGTGATTTAAATGAGGCTAGAAGAGATTTAGCAAGTTGCGGAACTCAAACAGCCGCTTTAGCTTTTGCTGGATTTGGTGATCCTAGTGTAGGTAATAGAGCAACAAATGAAACTTGGAATGGATCAAGTTGGACAGAAGTAGGTGATTTAAATACTCCAAGAAGAGTTCCTGGAGGAACTGGAACAAATACAGCAGCCCTATGTTTTGGTGGATTTAGAGATCCTCCACCAGGAGCAATAGCTTTTACAGAATCTTGGAATGGTTCTGCATGGACAGAATTAAATGATTTAACTCAAAATATTAATAGTAACTCTGGAGCTGGAACTAATACAGCTGCTTTATCAATAGGTGGTGGAACTCCAGCGTTACAGTCTTGGAATGGAACTAATTGGTCAAATGACACTGAGATGAATACTCCAAGATCGTCATCTGCTTCAGATGGAACTCAAACAGCTGCTATAACTATTGGTGGAGCACCTCCAGTTACAGGCGCAACTGAAGAATGGATAGGAACAGGTTTATCTATAGAAACATTAACAACAACAGAAGATTAAGGAGGACAACTATGGCAAAAACATATCAATACTGTGTAGCAGAAAACTGGGGAAAAGGATTTATTGATCACGTAGAATCAATAAAAATAACTTTTTGTGGTTTTCCTGGTGATGTTTGGCAAGTTCCCGCTTACAATAAACATGCAAATCTTTGGATTGCAAAAGTAGGTGGAGCTGTTAAAACGTTATCTGAAGCTCAGACTATTGTTAGTGCTGAAGTTACCAAGGCTCAAAACGCATGGGACGCTAATAATGTAGACGGCGAAAGTGCAGATGAAAAAAAAGAGAGATTAGGTGATAGACCAGCTGACATAACATTGACTGAGTAATAAGGAAAAAAATGGCCGAGTACAAAGAAACACATGGTGGTAAGGTAAAGAACTATGAATCGGATCCTGACAATCCGTATGTAGGACAGGTATGGTATAACGAAGAATTAAGTAGTCTTCGTATTTATGCAACTACTAACAGTAGTGCTTGGGCCACTGGTGGTAATGTGAATACTGCTAGAGGTTTTACAGCTGCATCAGGAAACGGAACACAAAATGCAAATATAGTTTTTGGAGGAAGTCCAGATAGAACTGAAACAGAATCTTACGATGGAACAAGTTGGACTGAAGTAAACGATTTAAACACGGGAAGAACTAATCCAGGTGGTGCTGGAACTCAAACAGCAGCTTTGTGTTTTGCTGGTAGTGAACCTCGTTTAGCTTTAAATGAATCTTGGAATGGTACCTCATGGACAGAAACAGGTGATTTAAATACAGCAAGAAGACAACCTGGAGGAAGCGGAACAACAACATCTGCATTAGCATATGGTGGAGAAGCTGCTCCTGGAGAAACAGGAGTAACTGAAAGTTGGAATGGTTCAAGTTGGACTGAAGTAAATGATTTAAATACTGTAAGAGCTCTTTTTCAAGGTTGTGGAACAGATAATACAACTGCTTTAGCAGCCGGTGGTAACGCACCACCATCTGTTGCAAACACAGAAGTTTGGAATGGGACTAGTTGGTTTGAAGTAAATGATATAAACACAACTAGATCAAGACAAGGTTTTTCAGGTAATGCAACTGATGGATTAATTTTTGGAGGTAGTGCTTCACCTAGACAACAAACAGAATTATGGAATGGCGCAGTTTGGGCAGAACAAAATGATATGAGTCAATCAAGACAATATCTTTCTGGAGCAGGAACTCAACCTTCTGCAATAGCAATTTCAGGACAAACAAGCCCTGGAGGTGCTTTAGAATCAGCGTCAGAAGAATGGGATGCAGACTTTGGACATGGTACTTGGGTTACTGGCGGTAATATGAATACGGCTAGAGGTGATATAGGTTCAGCAGGTACACAAACTAGTGCGCTAGGTTATGGAGGGACTAATGGATTGACAGAATTATACAATGGATCATCTTGGGGTGAATTAAATGATATGAATACAGCAAGAGGTCAAATGGGTAGCTGTGGTACATCAACAGCTGCGTTAGGTATTGCAGGAAAATTTCCAGTTGCAGCGAATGTAGAATCTTGGGATGGAACTAGTTGGACTGAAATTGCAGATGTAAATACAGCAAGAAGAATTTTAGCCGCAGCAGGTACTACAACTTCAGCATTAGCTTTTGGTGGTTTTATACCGCCTAGTTCTGCATTAACAGAATCTTGGAATGGTTCAAGTTGGACTGAAGTAGGTGATTTAAACACAGCAAGATATGCTTTGGCTGGATCAGGCACTGATAATGAAGATTGTTTAGCTTTTGGTGGAAGTACAAATCCAAAACAACAGACAGAATTTTTTAATGGAAGCAGTTGGACAGAACTTAATGATTTAAATAGTGCTAGAAATGATTTAAGTGGAGATGGAACTACAACAGCAGCTTTAGCTTTTGGCGGAACTGCTCCTCCTCCTGCTAGCACTGGAGCAACTGAGTCTTGGGACTCAGTCAATTGGAGAAATGAAAATGATATGAATACAGCAAGAACAAGACACGGCGGATGTGGAACTACAACAGCAGCTTTAGCTTTTAATGGAGAAGTTCCACCTAACACGACAGCGACCGAAGAATGGTACGGAGATTCAATTTTTACAAGAACGGTAACAACAGATTAACATGGCAACATACAAAGAAATAATCGGAACTAATATTGAGGTAGTATCTTCAGATCCATCTGATCCTGTAGCAGGACAAGTTTGGTATAATACTACAACAGATGAGCTTAAAGCTAGACAATCGTTTGTTGGATTTGCTTGGGCTACAAGTGGTGCTTTAAATCAAGCAAGAGTAACTACGGGAGGAGCAGGAATACAAACTGCAGGTTTAGCTTTTGGTGGAACCACACCAGTTGGTACAAGATTTGATCTCACCGAACAATATGATGGGACATCTTGGACTGAAGTAGGTGACATGGTTGGTGGTAGAGCAGGCATGGGTGATGCTGGAACACAAACATCAGCTTTAGGCTTTGGAGGTAGTGCACCTAATTTAGGTCTTACTGAAAGTTGGAATGGTTCAAGTTGGACTGAAGTAGGTGATTTAAACACAGGTAGAAGAAGTTTAGGTGGTGCTGGTTCAAATAATACACAAGCTTTAGCTTTTGGTGGTTGGAACCCTCCTGATATTTTTGATAACACAGAATCATGGAACGGCAGTAGTTGGACAGAAGTTAGTGATTTAAACACGGGTAGAAGAAATGGAACAGGAACTGGAAATTATATAGATGCACTCGCTGTTGGTGGTTATGACGGAACAAATACTATAGACAGCGTAGAATCTTGGAACGGATCTTCATGGACAGAAATAGCTGACTTCAATTTTGCCAGACTTAATATGGGTGCAAATGGGCCAACTTCTAGTGTGTTAATTTATGGAGGTTCTCCAGGTGACTTAACTGCAACAGAATCATGGAATGGATCAAATTGGACACATGTTAATAATTTAAATGTTGGTAGACAAAATGTTGGAGCAGCAGGAGCTAGTAATACTTCAGCTTTAGCTTTTGGTGGTGAAAAAAATGGTAGTACTTCACAATCATCAACAGAAGAATGGAGAGGCACTGTTCCCATAGGTGCATGGGTTACTGCTGCTAATTTAAATTCTTCTAGGGATGGTACAGCAGGAGCAGGTACAAGAGACGCTGCTTTAGCTATTGCAGGAGATACTGGTACAGGTTCTCCAGTTAAAGATCTTGTTGAATCTTGGAATGGAACTTCTTGGTCTGAAGTAAATGATGTAAATTCTGGTAGAGATCTTTTACAAGGTGCTGGAACACAAAGTGCTGCTATAAAATTTGGAGGTAATCCTCCTAAAGACACAGACGATACTGAATTATGGAATGGATATGTTTGGACAGAAGTTAATGATTTAAATACTGGTAGAAGACAAGCAGCTGCTTCAAGGCAATCTAGCACTTCTACGTTGGCTTTTGGAGGTGAAAATTCACCTGCAGCAAGACTGGCAATTACTGAAAGTTGGAATGGTACAAGTTGGTCAGAGGTTTCAGATTTAAATACAGCTAGACATGTTCTTGCAGGAGCGGGAGCTAGTAATACTTCTGCTTTAGCTTTTGGTGGAGATACACCACCTAATTCAGCTATAACAGAGTCATGGAATGGTTCTAGTTGGACAGAAGTTAATGACATGAATGTAGCTCAAATTGATCAGCCAGGAGCAGGCACAGCCACTTCAGCTTTAGCTTTTGGTGGAGGTACACCACGAGGCCCTGTTGTTGGTGAAACAGAATCGTGGAATGGAACTAGTTGGACAAATGAAAATAAAGTTAATACAGCAGTTAGACTTCATGGTGGAGCAGGAGCAACTAGCAGTGCTGCAATAAAATTTGTTGGAAATACAGGTACACAAACAAATGCAAGTGAAGAATGGTATGGTGATGGTTTATTAACACTTAATGTTACTATAAGTTAGACCTTGTAATATATATTAAATAATATATATTATATTTAACAATGGAGAAAGACATGAAAAAAGACGTTAAAGATATTATACAAAAAGAAGAAACTCACTTAAATAATTTATTAGAACAGGAAGATCTATCTGCGTTTAAAGGTATGGTAGACGAGCTTCGAGATACATGGACAAAGAAACAAATGTTTCGAACAGAAACAGAGGCAAGATTTTCTGTATTACAAGATAATAGATATCCAACTAAAGCTGCAAAATACTGGCAATGTGTTAGAGAACAATCAACATACTTAGATAACTTAATGACGTTATCATTTGATTATAGAAGAAACGAGGCAAAGATTAAATGGTTAGAGGGTAAAGTTGAAAAAGAAGAAGATGAATACAAACAAACAAAATATCAAATAGATTTAGATGAATGTAGGTTTGCAAAAGCTTCTATGGAAAAAGTTGCAAAACATAGAATGAGAGAAATTAAAATGTGGTCTAAGTTAAAGAAAGAGTTTAACGATGGATCGTTTAATGACAAAGATGTTAATCAACATCAACTAGAATCTTATGGTAGACAATATGCTGAAAAAGCTAAAACATTAAACAACAATTCATCTGACACAGATATATTTAACGTAATGGGTCAACTAGAATCTTTAAAAAGAATAAGAGCAACTGGTGAATTAGAGCAAAGCTATCAAGAGAAAGAACAAATTACACAACATGGAAAACCAAAAGATCAAATTTGATTTTGTATTTTTAGGTCAATCTATTTTAAAATATCAAGTGCCACTCGATATTTTTACTTCAATTAATTACATTTATGAAAAAAATATACGTAACCTTGAAAGAGCAAATCAACAATTAGTCGGTAAAATAGAACATGAATATTCTTTATTTTATCATGGCACCGATCAAACAAAAATGAAAAACCATAACCTACTTCCAAAAAATATTACAGATTACTTTATGACTATATTTAAACACTATCTAGCTTTTAACAAAATTAGAGATTACGATATGCATATTAATTCTATTTGGGTTAACGAAATGAAACAACATGAATATAACCCAGCGCATGTTCATAGAGGCATGTTATTCACAGGGTTATCTAGTGTGATGATATTAAAACTACCTTCTACATTTGGTAAAGAATACTCAGCAGAGCAAACACCACAAAATGGTAAGTTGCAGATATTAGGTGCTAGTAATGGTCAGTTTGCAAAAATAGATTATCAACCACCTATGGAGCTTAGAGACTTTTATGTTTTTCCTTACGACATGAGACATTGCGTTTATCCTTTTAATGGAACGGATGAGACTAGAAGAAGTTTAGCCGCAAACTGTGATGTACAGTTTGATCCAATTAAAAACAGAGGAGCTATATGATAACTGAACCAAGATGGAAATCTTATATCGTAGAAACAACTACACCATTATTTACACCTGAACAATGTCAGATGATTATTGATGCAGGGAGAGCAGAACCAAAACAAGATGCACAAGTTGGAAACAAAAAAGGTATTAAAGGTGGTGTGCTAGATACTAAAATTAGGACCTCTCACATTAGTTGGATACCATTTAAAAAAATGGTTGATATGTACAAAGATATTGAACGAATGATGAAAGCAACTAATGGCAATCATTTTGGTTTTGAAGGTATGCAACTTACAGAACCTGCACAGTATACAGAATATCCTGAAGGTGGGCTTTATGATTGGCATGTGGATAACGATGTAAATTGTCAACACGAACCACCGGTTAGAAAAATATCTATGACTCTTTTATTGTCACCTGAATCTGAGTTTGAAGGTGGAGATTTAGAATTAATGTCTGAAGGTAAAGTTGCAAAGATTAAACAAGGTCATGCTGTATTTTTTGCATCGTTTATAAGACATAGAGTAAAACCAGTTATTAAAGGTAATAGAAAATCTTTAGTTATGTGGTTTGGAGGCACCCCATTTAAATGAGAGATTTACTATTTCCAACACCCATCTATTTATTCGACTACAAAGATTCATCATTAAATGTTCAATTAGAAAAAGATATTATTGCTTGGTCTAATCAAGACAAAGGTATTACTAGAACAAATATTCAAGGTTGGCACTCTGAAACTGATATGCATGTAAGACCAGAATACAAAAGATTAACTGATGCTTTGTATGAAGCACAGCATATTATTTACAAAGAAGAGCATTTAGATAGTGAACCTTTTTTAGGTAATATGTGGGCAAACATTAATCCACCAGGTGGTATGAACAGAGCACACATACATCCTAACTCTCTATGGTCTGGTGTCTATTATGTTAAAGCACCAAAAAACTCTGGACAATTAAAAGTAGAAGACCCAAGATCAGTTGCATTAATGGTTAGACCTAGAATGAAAAAAGATAAACCACCGCAAAGAGTATGGAGAGAAGCAAGCTATGATCCAAAACCAGGAAGACTTATTATGTTTCCATCTTGGTTAAATCATTGTGTCGACCCTAATGAATCTAATGATATAAGAATATCTGTATCATTTAATTTCATGCAAAAATGTTTTATAGTCTAATATGTTTGAAATAAAAAAATATCAAATTATTAAAAATGCTTTACCTTATGAATTAGCTAATTTTATATTTAACTATTTTTTACTTAAGAGAGACGCTGTAAATTTTATGTATCAAAATAACATTCATGCAGAGTCTCCTATTTTAGGAACATGGGGTGATACACAGATACCAAATACATTCTCATGTTATGGTGATTTTGTTATGGACACACTGTTGATGAAGATGTTACCAGTTATGAAACAACATACAAACTTAGATTTAATACCTACATACTCTTATGCAAGAGCATACAAACGAGGAGACAAACTAAGAAGACATAAAGATAGACCTTCCTGTGAAATATCTACCACACTTAATTTAGGTGGTGACCCTTGGCCTATATTTATCGACCCCACAGGGTCAAATAATGTCATGGATGAATACAAAGAAATACATAAACCAAACGCTCCAAAAGGTGAAAAACTCTTGCTTGAAGTAGGTGATATGTTAGTATATAGTGGCTGTGAACTCGAACATTGGCGAGAGCCTTTTGAGGGTAACATTTGCGGTCAAGTATTTCTACATTATAATCATGTAAATGGCCCATTTGCTAATAAAAACAAGTTTGACGGAAGAGCTAAGTTAGGTCTACCGTCAGGTGTAAAATAGTATTATAATGGAATCATATGTTACAAAAGTTAAAATTTGCACCAGGATTTAATAAACAAGTAACTGCAACAGGTGGTGAAGGTCAATGGGTTGCAGGAGATAATGTTAGATTTAGATATGGATCACCTGAAAAAATAGGTGGTTGGGCACAATTGGGATCTGTTGATATTACAGGACGTAATACAGCTATTCATCATTTTGTTAATACATCAGGTATTAAATATGCAGCGTTAGGAACTAATAGAATTTTATATGCATACTCTGGTGGTATTTTTTATGACATACATCCAATTAAATCTACTACAACTTTAACAAGTGCTTTTACTACTACAAACGGATCATCAACTGTAACTTTAACTTTTTCATCAGCACACAATGTAAACAAATTTGATATTATATTATTAGATAATTTTACAGCAATAACTAATTCTAATTTTAATTCTTCTAATTTTGATGATAATAAATTTATGGTGCAATCTATACCAACAGATACTACACTTACAATTGATGTTGGTTCTAATGAATCAGGATCAGGTGCTACTACATCTGGTGGTATAAGAGTTAAACATTATTATCCAGTTGGCCCAGCTGTAGAGGTTGCATCAACTGGTTATGGATTAGGTCCTTGGAGTGGTTTTAAATCTGGTCAGTTTACATCAACACTATCATCAGGAATAAATGCTAGTGTTACAAGTCTAACAATGGCTAGTTCTTCTTCGTTTCCGTCATCAGGAACCGTTTTAATAGACAATGAATTAATATCTTATACAGGTAACAGCGGAGGTACTTTATCTGGTTTAACAAGAGGAGCATCTGGTACAACAGCTGCATCACATGACTCTGGTGCAACAGTGACTGATGCATCAAACTTCTTTGCATGGAACGCTGCAGCATCAGGAGATATTGTAACTGCACCAGGTTTATGGTCATTAGATAATTTAGGTAATAAATTAATTGCAACGATTAATAGCGGTGAGAGTTTTGAATGGAACTCAAATCCAACAGGTGCTACAGATACAAGAGCTAGTATAATAACAAATGCACCAACAGCTTCTGCATTTAGTTTAGTATCAACACCAGATAGACACTTAGTATTTTTTGGAACAGAAACAACAATAGGAACTTCTTCTACACAAGATCCTATGTTTATAAGATTTTCTTCTCAAGAGGATATTAATACATACACACCTTCAGCTACTAACACTGCAGGTACACAAAGACTTGCAGACGGATCTAAAATAGTTGGAGCAATCAGAGGTCGTGATGCAATTTATGTTTGGACAGATACAGCATTATTTATTATGCGTTTTGTTGGTCCACCATTTACGTTCTCATTCCAACAAGTTGGTACAAACTGTGGATTAATTGGACAGAACGCAGCTGTTGAAGTTGATGGTACTGCGTATTGGATGTCAGAAAACGGTTTCTTTAGATATACAGGTAAATTAGAATCATTACCATGTTTAGTTGAAGACTTTGTATTTGATGATATTAACACTACACCTAAACAACATATTAATGCAGGATTAAATAACTTGTTTGGTGAAGTCATGTGGTTTTATCCAAACTCAGGATCTGGTGTTGTTAACAGAGTGGTGACTTATAATTATCTAGACTCAAGTCCCGAGCGACCAGTATGGACTACAGGAACTCTTGCTAGAACTACTTGGCAAGACTCTGCTGTATTTGGTAAACCTCACGCGACAGAGTATGATGAGGATGGTACAACTGCAACAACTGACACTAATTATATTTTTGGTAATCAAGATGGAACGTCTACTTACTATGAACATGAAACAGGATTAAATCAAGTTAAAGAAGGTGCAACAACTGCAATTACAGCAAGCATTGAATCTGGAGATTTTGATATTGGACAACAAGGTTTACCTGGTGATGGTGAGTTTATGATGAAAATAAGAAGAGTAATACCAGATTTCTTATCACAAACTGGTGATACAAGAATTACATTAAACCTAAGAGATTTTCCAAATGATTCACAAGCAGGTTCTACATTGGGTCCATTTACTACAACTAGTAGTACACAAAAAATAGACACACGTGCAAGAGCACGATCGATATCATTAAAAATAGATAACACAAGTACAAGTCAATTTTGGAAAGTTGGAACTTTTAGAATAGACTATCAACCAGATGGAAGAAGATAATGGCAAGAATAGTACAAGCATTAACACAACCAGCAGAAGATTATGATCAACAAATACAACAATCGTTTGTTAGAGATGTAGATAGTATTGTGCAAAAATTAAACACAACTTATCAACAAGATTTAAAAGACGAGGCAGAGGCGGAGGCTTTTTTCTTTGGCTAATTCATTTGTAAATAAAAAAGTAGATCTAACCTCTACGTCAGCTACGACACTATATACAGTGCCATCAGCAACCACTGCTATCATAAAATCCATACTGGTGTCTGATGACTCTGGTAGTGGAGATACAATTACAGTGACTATTACCGATACTAGCTCAAACGTATTTAGTCTTTTTAGAACAAAGTCCATATCAGCAAATGGCACAACAGAATTACTATCAGCACCTTTAGTATTGGAAGAAAGTGAGATACTAAAAGTGACTGCAGCTACAGCAAATAGACTACATGTGGTCCTTTCGGCCTTACAATCTAAGCCTAGAGAAGTTACAACATAGTCTTGATTTACTTGTGAAAAACAAGTAATAATGTAAATTCAGGTGAAATGCCTGCCTTTTTAATATAAACAATATTTAACATATATGATTACAAGAGCACAAATGCCAAGACAGTTACGTAATAAAGGTGGAATTATGACCATTGGTGGCGGTGGTTATACAGGTATACCTATGGGAAGTAGAACAGGTTTTGGACTTATTGATAAAGTTAAAGATAGATTTAGAAAACTTATACCAAATGAATTAGCAGACATCGCAGTCAAAGCTGCACCGTTTGTTGCACCATTTAATGCTCCTGTTGCAGGATTGATGAGAGGTATAGGTAGATTTGATCAACGAGGTAGTATTAGTGATGCAGTTAAACAGGGTATAGCTACTTTTGGTTTTGGTGAACTTGCAGGAAAAATACCTGGTACACAAAATTATTTTGGAAAAGGTATGAAGGGAGCTAAAACTCTTGCAGGCGATATAAGAACAAAAGCAGGTAGTTTATTTCAAGGTGATCCTAAAACACCTTTCGATGGTAAAGATAGAAAAGGATTTAAATTTATTCAAGAAGGAGTTGATGCTATAAAAGAAAAAATTCCATTATTAGAAAATGTATCTGATGACGTAGCACAAAAATTATTAGTAGGTGGTATTACATCAGGTGCTTCTGCTTTATATAGTTATTTTGCGGGAGAGTTTGAACCACAACAAGCTGATGAATCATATGGTGAATACATGGCTCCC